GTTTATGTTTAATTTTTCAAGTGAAACATCAGCTCCACACATTGCAATTGAGTTCTCAATAAAATAAGAATCAAAAGGCCCTTCAAGAATATATACAGGTTTAGTATTATCTATTGTATCAAAATTATAAACTTTTGGTGCATCTTCATTGAGCATAATGGTAATATACTTAATTTTAGAATCTCCAAAAGTTCTTCCTTGAAATCCTATGAGTTCTCTTTTGAAGTAAAATGGAATTACAATTCTTTCCTCCTCATAATATAGAGCTTTTTCATTAAATGTTGGTTTTATTGAATTAACCCATTTCTTAAACTCTTTGGCATAATAAAACTTTCTTGGATCTATTTTTCTTGATTCTAAATATTCTCTTGAAATCTGCTCTTCACTTGCTCTTGGTAAATTTAATTGTTGCCTAAGTATAAGCTTTTTTCTTGGGAATTTTGGTGCTTCTACAACAAAGTTTTTACCAGTGTATCCTTTTTTGAATTTATCAAGAATATAGTCTTGATAAAGTATTGGATCTACCTGTTTTAGAAAGTTATTAAGTGATATATTTATGCCACAGTTATGGCATTTGTAATTGGTGTTGTTCCCCTTTTCATAAAAGTATCCTCTTGCCTTTGTCTTGTTTTTCTGGGAATCACCACATAAAATACATCTGCAGTTATATAGACCAGCTTTGACTTTTTTAAACTTTTCTAGACGTGAAGAAAGTAAATTAATGTATTGATTGTCTATTGCATCCATTCAAACCGTTCAAGGTGTCTGAACTCTAGCAGAAGGTTGCGGATTTGTCAAGACCACCTTTGTTGTCATGTTTGAGATCAGTGAAGGCCCAAAAACAGTCAAAATTAATTGAAAAGTGAGAGCTACCCCAACACCAATAAAAACTTTACCCTTTATATTATCAAATTTTGTTTCTAAGGTTGCAACAGCAGTGAGCAGGTCAGTCTTATTAGTCTCCATTTTCTTATATATTTCATCTCTATCTACATCCATTTTTAAAGTCAGTTTAGAGATTCCAGTTTCAACTTTTCGGTTAAGATCTTCTTCCTTTTGTTGTTGTTGGTCTAATTTTACTTGATGTACAGCTAATAATTCGCTAATTCTTATATTAACCTTACTTATCTCAGAAATAGCTTCCCGTAAAGCTGACATTTCTTTTTCTGAAGTTTCTTGACTTTTTTCTAAAATCGCTAACCGAACTGAATCTTCTGCCATTAATTACTCCAAATGTGCTCACTTTGGAAAACGATAATACTTAAATATTTATAATTTACAAAAGTCCCAATGATTTCAGCCAAGAGTTATATTTTTTCTTATAACTTTTTGTATTTCTTTTATCTATTTTTCCGCGTCTTGTTAAATTCATCCCCATTATTGTATCATATCCTGCTCTTGGTTCCGGTGAGGAACCTCCAAATCCCCCACCCTCGCCAGGCGCATTTGCAGTCATTACATCTTCTCTTATAATTGTAATAATTCTATCTAGTGGCGTCATGTAATAATCGTTTGCAGTTTTGATCTTCTTCTATAAGATGTATATAACTAATTGGAAACTCTGGAAGACGATTGAGAAAAACAATAAATGATTTAATTGTACTCCACAGTTCGCAATCAAGCTTATAGAAAAGCATAGGAGTTGTGGCTTCTCCAAAAATATTATAAAGTATCACAAAATGATTAAGAATTAAATGAACCTTTAAATCGCCAGTTTTTTTATATTTTTTAAGTAATCGTTTAATATACCTAAACTGATTAAGATCCTTTTCAAAATCTTCTCTAGTTAGAGCTTGAGGATTTTCATAATTTTTTATCGCAAATAGAAGAAAATTATCTTCATTCAATTCATTAAACTGCATCTATAATCATGCGAAAATTGTAAGAGTAGTGGTTCCGATTCCAGCATTTGAGCCAAAAGTACCTGCACCACCAACATTACGAATCATATCAGCAGTAAAAGTTGAAGTAACTCCAGCAGCATTGAAAAGATCTGTAATAACTCCAACAAAACCTCTACTTGTGTCAATTCTTAATACACTCCCAATACCAGTTGAAGGAGCAGTAAAAGCAAAAGCAACACGATTGGTAATTTGGCCATTATAGCCAGTAAAGGTTTTAAAGGATTGATCATTAATAAAATTAGTAACAGTCGCTCCGCTTGCATATGAACGTGCAGTGGCAACAATTGGAGTTCCAGTTGCAACTCCAGCAGCAGTAAATTGTCTAATCATACAAGTTGCACCAGCAGAAGCGAAAACAAGTTCATTAAAAACTAGATGAACATGACCATTTCGTCCAGTTCCAATACCTGAAGTCCCCCCGGCACCAATAGAAATTGGTGAAGAACGATTTAGGTCTTCAAAAAACACTGCAACAGGAGTTGCAAGACCTAGACCAGTTGAATTAGAACCAATCCCAGTGGTATTAAGACCAGAAACAGGAACAATGACTTCATCATAATATGAAGTGGAAAGACCAGAATTTTCAGTGCTACCATAAAAACGATAGACCCAACCCCTTTGATCTGCAAAGCAATTATGTGGAGTTCTATTCCGGTCTACATCATGAAGATGTTTGGGAATACCATACTTATTTGCTTCAGTTTCGGTTGTAGTTGAGATTCCCCAAAGAGCCATTATTATTTCCTGGATAGTATTTGCTAAGAATTATTTATGTTTATTATTAGTACAATAATTATGAAAGTTCTTCATCTTTTGGTTTTCTAAGATTTGGATTATAAGTTTCATAGCCAACTTTAAATCCGCCAGCAGCTCCTGCTCCACCAGCTAAACCAATACCCATATATGGAAGACCAGTCATCCAACAATCTTTAAGATCACCACCATTATTTACCCGGCAGTCAATAATAAAAACTCCACCTGCAATAGCAGAAAGAACTGTTGCACTAAAGATAGATGATAATACTATATTTTTATTCATACTTTCTTAGGTATTCCTTTATGTTTAGTCGTTGCAAATTTACGAATTTCTGCCTCAGACATTCCATCAGCAATCTCTAAAACCTTATCGCTAACTTTATCTCTTGAAACCATTCCACGTTTTACTGAAAGGGCTAGCCCAAATATTTTTTGTTGTTGCTCACTTACTGCTTTTTCTAGAATATACTGGACATTTTCATTGGTTTGTGCTCTTGCACGTCTATACCCAACTTCCTTAGCATAAGCATCTCTTGCTGCTCTTGTAACCTTTCTAGCACCTTTATAAGTAGCAGCAGCTACATTGCGTCCAAGTTTAGTTTCTTTTCCAGATGGAGTCTCAAGGCCTGTTGCAACTCGTACACCACTGGTTATTCCACCCCCAACAGCTTTAGCACCCTTTGAAACTGCCTTAGCAACATTGGAGCCAACTTCTGCCGTCTGTGATGCCATTTTCATTGCAGCCTTGTGTCTTTCCATACCTTTGGCATATTGTTTTTGAGCACCTGAAATGAAACCTAAAATACCTCTTGCGATTTTATCTTTAGTTTCATTTGATTTTTGTTTAGTTTTAGGTTGAGCCTCAACTGCAGCTTTCACAGCACTATTGCCCCGATCCATAGTCACTTTCTTAGCAACCTCCGCTTGCCGTTTAAGGGCAGCAGTCATACCAGATGGCCTAGTATCTTCAACATCTCTAGATGCTTTTTCTTTTTTTCTAGATCTGATTGCAGATGCTTTAGCTCCACCACGTAAAGTTGCAATTGGTTTACCAGTCTTGGTAACTGGTTCAATTCTTCCACTTCTACGAGCTTCTGTGAGCATATAATCATCAGAAATATAGAAGATATACTCAAGGAATGTATCTTCATCTAAAGTTTCTAAAACTAAATCAAGGCCGTGCTCATTAAGACCCATTTCATATAGGTAGTTGGCAGTGATATTTACACTCTCAGTGATAAATTCTTCATTTAATTCTTCACCATTAATAAAGGCGATATTTTCACTCACCGAAGGATTGACAATAATTTTATTTTTAACTGGCTTCTCTTTGATTTCATCATTATTAACATCTTTCATTTTTGGTTCAAGTTTTGAAACAATTTCAAAAAGATCGCTCCGCCAATCTGAATAAGATTCTGTCTTCATTTTATAATCTTCGTCCTCATCTTTATCTTTTTTATGAGTCTTGGATTTTTTAATGGCTTTATCTTTTACTCCAGCATATTCATCAGCTTCATCTTCTACTTCGCCATCTTCGTCATAATCCTTACTCTTCTTACCACTCTTTTTATACTTGTCTTCATGGTCTTCACCATATTCTTTTTCTTCTTTAACAATTTGAGTCAGATAGATATTTTTCAATTCTGAAAAACTTTGAATAATGCGATCAGACATATTTTTGTTTAATAACTTATGAACTATTTAGATTTTTCTTTACTCTTTCGGTAAGAATTTAGAAAATTCTTAATTGCTTTAGAGCCTGTTAATTTCATTACATATTCACTAAGTTGATCAGATTCAACAATTCTTTGATCAGAAGAAAAACCTATCCATTCAGTTATATCTTTGATCCAAGACTTAAACATAATATTATCTTCTGTTACGCATATTAAATAATTTGGGCCGCGTCTTGTTATTTTACCAATAAGACCAGTAATAAGATTTTCAACTACATCTCCAACCTTAAAAATATTTCCTTGATAATAATTTTCTCTTAAATTTTCATAATCTAGACTAGGTGCAATTCTCCACATTTCTGTCATTTTATTCTTGCCTTCAAGAGCATTCTGCACAGCATGAAAGAGATTTTCTACTTCTTGTGGAGGAAGAGTCCTAGGAACTCCAGATCTAAATGTTGGAAAGTCATCTTCAACTGATGCTTTTCTTAGTTTAGCTGAAGACATACTTGTTAAATCATCTGCAGAATCTGGATCTCTTGGGCCAGCAGAAACAATTTTAATATCCTCAAATGAATATAAATCTGAATTATTATATTGATTTGCAAGTCTTTCAAATTCAGAAACTCTATCAGCACCTACAACTATATTAACATTCTTAAAACCATCTTCAAAAATATTTTTTAAAACTTCAAAAATAGTTTTTAATGCACGATCATTAACAATTTTCTTTTTAAGATCAGGAAACATTTTCCTCATATATTTAATTTTTTGAGGAGGATTAAGAGGATCTGTGGTTCTATTTTGTGCTCTTGATGGGTAAATTCTCAGTTCTCCGCCAGATGCTACTTGTATAGCTTTGTCAAATATTAGGCGATGAGCATTAGTGGGTGGATTAAATCTACCTAAAACAATAGTAATTGTATCTTCACCTTTAACTTTGGGTGTAGAATCTTCTTCTTTTGCTGATTTTATTTTAGTTTGATTTCCACCAGAAACTTTCTTTATTTGTGGAGCTTCCTGCTCCTGAGATGGTGTTAAATTTCCTTCAGCTTTTTCTGGAGAGGGTGATTTTTTCTGGACGAATTGTAAATCCCCATTAACGGTTTGTGCAATTAGTTTCCCAGAGCGATCAACCCATCCCCCGTGTTTATTAGAAACTAAACCAAGACGATAAGCTTTTTCGCTGGCTTTACTGCCTCGGTATTCTAACAAGAACTGAGAGAATGTTTTCATTATCTTAAAATTATGTGACTTATTTAGTCTATTAGATGATACTCTAATTATTTATAGTTAAGTTAAGATACGTTGACAAAGCCTATCTGCAAATTCAAAAAATTGGTTTTCCGTCCAGTTTCTATCTTTTGCTAAATCTGAGGCTAAAGCGAAAATATCAAATTTTAGTCTAGCTCTATCTACATCATTCATGTCATAATTTGGTTTTAGTTGATTATTTGTTTCCATTTGTTCATTAGACAATTTATCCGCATCAAGGAACACTGCTCTTTGAACTTTTGTTGTTTCAATCCACCTTTCAATATTGGATTCGTCATAATTATCATAGGCATACATAATTGCACCACCTAGATTATAATAACTACTCCGAAGAGGTTCTGCAGGAATATTAAATTTTACAGTTACTTCTGTTGTGGGTTCAAATGTCTGTCCATTTGGGTAAATTTCTGACACATTTAAAATTTTAGCATTAAATAGACTCATTTTAGTTTAATTACTTGTTAGTTTTTCAATCACACCACGAATCCTAATAATTCGCTCAGGTGTATGGTCTGTTCCATAATTCTTTTGGTGCTCAATAAGAATTTCAAGAACATCTTGGGATTCTTTAGTTGTTAGAGTTAGTTTTTGCTTCATCTTCTTTTATAATTTCAATTTTCCCATTAGTTTTTTTAACAGCTAATGAACCATCCCTCTCAGTCCACATTTCTATGGTTCCAGAAAGAAAGTTATGATCAAATAAGTCTGATGAATTTTCTTTTTTGGGGAAAAGTGTGGTTAAACGTGCCATCCCAGAATCAACATAAAAATATTCATCACAAGTCATGATAAAATGTGCCCTCTGTAGATGAGCTAAGAGATAAACTTCAAATGGAATATACCAGAAATTTGGGATTTTTACTGGAATGTTAGTATTAGATGGAAGTTTAATTTTCCCAAAATAGTCAGAGTTACGATATTCTGGAATATTAAAGAGTGTTTTAAGTCTTACTTTAAAACGCCTCAAACGCTCTTTTAATGGAACGTTGTATGCAGATTTTGTGTTTTTCAATATAGGTGCCTTAGTCGTCATAGACCAGGCTTTAATTGCCTGTTTTCTAACAATTAAAGCCCCTATTCCGAGGATAATAGTGAAACTGATAGACAAGATTGTGAAGATATTATCTGGGGTTAGCATTGTGGTTCAAGTTTTGTTTGTGTTGTTGGTTCTACTTCAATATACCTCATTTTTAATGAAATTTCTTTTTCTCCAGATGGCAACATTGTAGAAAATTCATCTAAACTATAAAGAAAACAAGATTTATCTTTTAAAAAATTTAAAACTTCATGTTTAGAGTTAAATACTGCGGATCGGGCCGTGCCAACTTTTCCATCATATATGATAAGTGGGGTTTTACAAAATCCAATAAAACTTTCTTTAATAGATGAGATAAATTCTACCAAGTCCGGTTGAAATTCTGCGCCAATATTTGACATGAATTTAAGCCACTCGTCATAGCTAAAAACTGTTTGTGGTTCCTGGATGTTTTTCATTGATTTACTTTTTTGTTGGCTCTACTTCAGTATAACGTATTATGTATTCATTTGTTTTTTGAGAATATGTGACACCGTAAAATACACAATTACTCAATTGAGAACAATGTTTAATAAGGGCTTCTTTTGTATCAAAAGATAAACCATTATTTGTAGGATAGGATTTAAATTTATAGATAAAAAATGGAGATGTAGCAAACCCCGTAAAATATCCCTTTACAGATCTAGCGAGTTCAGCAAGTTCTTTTATCGGTTGAGCAACATAGTCACTATAAAATTTTACGTTTACTATATCATAATCTGAAAGAAAATCTAAGTAGCTTTTAAGAAACTCTTCAAAATTTTCAGTGTATTTGTAAAACTCCATATCATTTGGTACATCTTTCCATTTTTCGTCAAAATTATCACCGTTATCAAAAACTGGTTCAACCGTCCACTCAGAATTGTGATCTGAGCAGATATTTATAGATTTGATAGTTTTCATAAATCTCCCTCTTTACGGTTTTCTGAGCGGTTTACATTAAATGTACCTTCAGGATAACGAGCAGAAAGTTTTTCAAAATTCATTTGAAGAACTTCATCAATTGTTACACCCAATGCAGTACAAGCCATTTGAACGTAAAATAATACATCTCCCAATTCTTTCTTCAATTTAAGGATGTTTTCTTCGTTGTATGGTTTAGATTGCCATAAAATTTTCTTTACGATGTCAGTAAACTCACCAGCTTCAGCACTAATACCATGAGATGCCGTAATGAGTTGAGGAACATTTGCCCCAAGGTCTTGTAGTTCTTGCAAACGGGCAATAAGAACATTCAAATCTGTGGAGGGTTTTGAAGTCACTTTGGCGACAAATTCTGCGTATTCAGTTGTTGTAATTTGTTGTGTCATTTTTATTAGTTTAGCTGTTTGTTATTAGACTTTGGTTATTAGGAATTTTTCTATACTAAACCTTAAAGTGCCATTATTGTCTTTTGGCTGTTGCCGTAAATAAAACCCATGAAATCTATCAACATTATCCTTATCAGGATTCACATTACAAGATTCAATTTGATTTTCAATTCCAGTAATGGTTGTAAATTTTAATGCAGATGGCAATTCAAGATCTGGATTAGTTTTCTTTGCTTCAAGATATTCTTTTTCTGATTCTCTTGAAGATTTACCGAGATCGTAATATGATACGATCTCTTCATTTTTATCAAAAACTTCAAGAATTTGTTGCCGGATTTGGTCTGAAATAGTAAACATTTTATTCTACTTGTTGAACTTTTTTATTAAAAACATTTCACTTTCTGGATAAAATTTTATCTGCTTTATTTGTGTATGAGGAATTAATCTGAGGCATGAGTATTTAAGAGTCGGATATTCTTCAACACTATTCTCAAGCTGAATATTCATTCCAGTCATTGTAGTGTATAACAATTCTTCTGGTATTTCTAAATCTGGATTTAATTTTAGTTTCTCAAGATATTCTTGTTCTTTTTGCTTTGTAGTTTTTTCGTCAGGAAAACGAGGTATCCGTTTTTGTCGTTCGGTTTCAATTTTATCATTATGCTCTAATTGTCTTCTAGCATGATTTAATAATTCTTCTAATCTATCTTTTTGGCTAGTATCTGTAATTGTGGTCATTTTATTCAAAATTAAAAGTTTGAAATTTGGACTTAAGGTCTTTTGGTTTTTGCTGTAGATCACTCTCTTGAATGATTGATTCTTGTGCTTCTTGCTCTACGTCATAAAGTCTCATCTTCGCTCTATCTATGCCAACTGTAAACCTCCTATAAGGATCTAAAGCGCCATATCGGTTCTTTAGTTGTTTAACCATAATTTGATTAATGCTTTCTAATTCTTCAGTTGAAATAAGACCGAACATATAATCAACAGTATGAGTAATCCCAATGCTTTCAGATGTATCTGCAAGATTTAAATCTGAACTAGAAATTGAAGATCTAACCGTTTGAGTTGCACTAATTATAGGAACATTATACTCAACAGCTATTGAACGAATCTCTTCTGCAATGGACTTTACAGTGGTATAGCTATTGTGTTGTCCATTATTTTTGAGTCTACTAGAGGCACATATATTTAAATAGTCAACAAAAATCAAATCAGGAGTAAAAGATTTTTTTAGTTTGAGTTCATTTATAAAAGCCTTAAAATGTCCAGAATGTGCAGATACTGGTGGATATTCTTTAATGATTAATTTTCCATGAGTTTTAGATGATAATCGTTTAATTTTTGTTTCAAAATCAGATTTTGAAATTTTTGAAAAATCTTGAATTTTTATATCTAAAAGATTTGCATCAATTCTTTGAGCAATTTTCTCTTCAGACATCTCAAGTGTAATGTAAAGTACATTTTTTCCTTGAGACAAATATGAACTTGCAAAATGGCACATCGCAAGACTTTTACCAGCACCAGTAGATGCAAGAAGAACTGTAAGAGTCTTAGGAGACAATCCACCATCTGTAATCTTATTAAAATAATTCAAATCAAATGGAAGCTTTTCTTCTTTAAGAGTATAAGACTCATAGCGGCTTTCAGCATCTTCAATATAATCATGACCAACATGACTATCAAAACTTACAGCAAGAGCATCACTAAGGATTGAAGGTATTGATTCCTTTGAAAGTTTTGTATCATTCCCATCCGCAATAAGAATACATTGTCTAATTGCAAGATAAACTGCTCTATCTTTACACCATTGTTCAGTGGTATTTAAAAGCCATTCATTGTCTGCTGGTTCTTCTGAAAGATCAGAAAGAAATGACATGACCTTTGGGAAGGATTGCTCATTTAGATCTGTTCTTTTTTCTAGTTCAATATGGAGAGCTTCTTTTGTTGGAAGGGAATTATATTCAGTGATAAAAGATGAAATCTCATCATATAAAATTCCTTGAAGGCTATCAATGAAATATTCAGTTCTTATGAATGGTAAAGATTTTCTTGCAAAGTCTTCATTGTATATTAAATTTCTTAAAATCAGTGCTTCAGTTGTTTCCATTATCACTCGTCGTTTTCTTCCTCTTCAATTACTCCAATAGCTGAACCATAATTGAATTTGGTTTTAGCATAGGCATCAATTTTCTCTAGAACATCTTGTGTAAAGAATCTTTCTGGGTCTTTCATAATTTCTTTTTCAAAGAATTTGTTTTCTCCAAAGACATAACGATTTCCAGTTCTTTCAATGACTCCACCTTCTACAGCAAGAGGTAAAAGTCCATAATGGCGATCAAGACCTCTTTCATCATAGAATAATCTTACTTCAACTTCACGATTTTCTCTTGATATTCGGGATTTGATAGTCTTAAATTTTAGAATAACACCAACAACTTCAGTTCCTTCTTTTTCTTTAGATTTAGAAATGTAAAGAATTGTAGAGGCAGCGAACTTGAGACCTGAACCCGAAGACATATCTTTAGGTGAATACATTGACATAGAACTATAAAGGTGATTATTCACAATCATAGGAATCTTAGCTTCTCCAAGTTTTAAAGTAAGCATTCTGAAAGCACCCTTTGCCAATTGTGCTTTGGTCATATCCCTAGTATCTTTACTTTCTAAGGCATCAGAAATTTCTTTATTGGTTGAAAGCATTCCAAGAGAATCTAGTACAATAAAAAGAGGTCTTCGTTCAGATTCTGGCTTTTTTAAATAAGAATCAACAGCCTTAAGAGCCCTAGAGCGAAATTCCTCAATAGTTACAACATTACTAATAATAATTCTATTTGGATCAATATTTTTTTGAGCTAAAAGTAAAGGATCAATTGCTTTTTCAGTATCAAAATATAGACATACTCCATTCTCATTTACATCAAGAAAATTTTTCACAACAGTAAGAGCTATGAATGTTTTTCCGCAAGATTCATCTGCAGCCAATCCAGTAATTCTTTGCTGTGAAATTCCACCAAAAATACTACCAGAAACTAGAGCATTTAAGACATAAGAACCTGTATCAACATATGTCTCAGTCTGTTCAATTTTAGAAGCAAGCTTTGTGTATTCTCCTCCAACTTCTTTAATTAAGTCCTTTAAAAAATCGTCCATATTATCCAAATAAAGAGTCTAGTGTGTTTGTTTTTTTTGTTGTCCAACCAATAACATCTAAAATAGCTTTCAAAGGTGAGATGAAAGTCTTTTCAAATTGCAAATTATAATCAACAAAGCTTTCAAGTCCAAATTCGGTTGGAAATCTTTGAATGAATGCAATGACATTTTCATTGATTGGATTAGGCATTTTGAGATAACAGAACTTTATCTTTTCTCCATCTTTGATGATTGGATATTTCATTTCAAGGTTCTGTTCTCTTATATAGCGATTGTAAATCAGTGAAGCTCTTGATTGTATTGGTGTTCCTGATTTATATGATGACTTACCTTCAGCATACTTATTAACATTACTGACACTTTTAGGAGATGATACCTCTTCTGGCGTAAGTTTGAAGAACTCTTTCTTGCAGTTTCCTATAAAGTTAATAATGTCTTTATTTGTGCCATTAAGAATGATATTGATTGCTTCTCTGATTTTTGTTCTACAATATGCTGGAGTTGAAGATTTAATTGCTGAAATACCCGAAATTATGACTTCTGGTTCAGAGTATCTTATACCTTCATTATCCCACACATTCATAATGTAGTTTTTCTTGGCAACCCAGAGACCAGATGAACAAAGCTTCTCTCTCTTCATACTTAGTTGAAGTTCATAAGCCCCTAAAGTGTCACAAATTTCTCTGAATGATTGATCAATACACTCTTGAACCTTTGTTGCACATACTTTATCCATAAAATCAATGACTTTGGACATCTCAACATTCTTATTACTAAAAATACGTTCAATTATTGGTTCAAAGTTAATCATAATTGAATCTGTGTCCATTGCAATTGCAAAGTCAAAAGTTTCAGTTCCCGCAATCTTATTGAGAAAAGCATTCATCTTTTTCTCTAACAATTTAATGACGGCTTGTCCAGTATATGTAATTGCTTCTGCGTTTCTTAAATCATAATAACGAAAATATTCACACCCAAGGGTACCAAAAGCTGAATTTAGAACAGTCTTTTTAACATTCTGATAGTTATTATAAACAGTAATCTTTTTCTTTATTTCTGGATTTGGATTTTTTTCATATTCCGCTTTCGCCGCAAGCATCATTTTTTTATAAACTGTTCTATCTTTATAGAGCTTCTCCATCAATGTTGGCAAAAATCCCTGAAAAGATTTTGAATACATTGAGCCGTTAGCACATACACTAAATTCTGTAGTATTACTAAAAGTCTCATTAAGAATTGTATCAACCGAAACTTCTGAATTTCTTTTTGGAACTAGAGTTTCTGGACTAATATTAAATGTACGAATAATAGATGGATATAGGGAGTGAACGTCGTATGTTACAACATAATTAAACTTTCCAACTTGTGTTTCTTTTACATATGCTCCTTTAAATTTTTCAGTTTTTAAAGTGACTTCTTTTCTTTGTGGGATGCAGATATTTTCTCTCTTAAGGAAATTATAAATGATTGAATCCCACATTCGGCTTTGAAAGAATACATCGTCAAAATTAACTCTTGTATCAAATGCCATTGCAATAGCAAGTCCAATAAGACCTAGGCTATCTTCCAGCTTACTGATTAACTCACAGTCTATAATGTTATAGCGAGTAAAGGTATTAAAATCTTGAGTATAAAAATCGGAAAAGGTTTCATATTGAGAGTGATCTAGTTTAGTTTCTCCTAAAATTTCTTGAGCTACGGTTTCTAGTCTATTGTTTTCTAGTTTTTTACCACTGAACTTCTTAAAAAGAGCAAGAAAGTCAAGACATGCGATCCCTGCAAGATCATAAACATATTCTTCTCTATTAGTTTTTTCTACCTTTACTTTTCTCTCTCTGATAGATTTCCAAATTGAAAGTCTTTTAGCATCAGCTTCAGATAAAACCCGAGATATTCTACGAACAAGATAAGGAATGTCAAAAAACTCACAGTTAAAACCAGAAACAATTTCAGGATAATCAGATTCCCAGAACTCAATAAATTTCTGAAAAAGCTCATATTCATCTTTACATTCACAATAAACATTGCCTTCTACTTTCTCAGAAAAAGGTCGGGTTCCCCAAGTATATGTTTTCTTTGATTCAAAATCTTGAATAGTAATCAGAAGCACTTCTTCTCTTACTTCTTCAACATTTGGGAATCCATAGGTTGAGGTAGTCTCAATG